GTTTAAACGCATGGTCCGTTCCCTTCGTCGGAATCACCGTGCGCGCCGCGACAATCGCATCGCCGGCGGGTCCATGCACCGGCTGCGGGTGACGCCCGGCAAACGCATACACCATCTGCGGCCGGAACCCGCTGTCGATCGCCATCGCCAGGATCGGCATGGTCCCGCCCGAAGCGCGCGGCCAATCCTTCGCCAGGAGATCGTCCAGTTCCTGCCAGACCTCCGGCGCCGAGGTTTTGATCGGCTGCCCGCTCTGGTCCGGCAGTTGGATGACCCGGTAATCGACCGACCAGGACTCCTTGCCGCGTCCGTACGCCTTGATTTCCACTTCCAGGCGGTCGTCTTGAACGTCGACACCGGCCACCAGCAGCAGGCCGCCCACGGGCACTACGCCGAGCTCGTACTGCTCACGGCGCAAGTACACCTTCTCCCAATCCGGCGCCGTGCCGCGCTCTGCCCACAGTTCAGCCAGCACGGTGTTGAGGAACGCTTTCAGCGTCTCGGGCGACTTCTTGGCCGCCAGGAATTCGGTAGCAATCGTGCCCCAACCCCGCTTGGGCGAAATCAACTGTGACACGCGGAAGCCCGGAATCGCCGACCCAGGGTTCTGCGCGCGGTACTCACCCCGCTCCACCATCCAGGCCTTCTGGTGGTGCGGGATTTCCTGCCGGCAGTTCTCGCAGCAGTAGGCCGCTTTCTCCGGCTCGCCCTCGGGCCACACCAGCCCGCCGCCATCGGCACCGCCACCAAAGACAAGCACCTGGAAGTGATTGCACAGCGGGCACGGGACGAAGTATTCCCGCTGGTCGCTTTCGATCCACGCCTTCTGGATGCGGCTCGATCCGTCCACCGTGGGTGTCGAGCACATGATGACCTTCTTGTTGCGCTCAAACTCGCCGGTGCGTCTCTCGGCCAGCGCCACTGGATCGCCTTCCGTCCCCGCGCTCGCCGGATACCGGTCCACCTCGTCCAGCAGCAGGTACCGGATCGGCCGCATGGCCAGACCTGATGGCGAGATCGCGCCGGTGAAAGTAATGTGCCCGCTACCGTTGGTGAAAACCTTGTGCAGAGCGGTGTTGTTTGAGTCCCGCGATTTGACCGCCGCCAGCTTTCCCTTGAGGCAGGGAGTATTGCGGAACATCGGTGCCACGCGATCCTTGGACAAGGCCTTGGCGTCCTCGCTCCGGGGTTCGACCACCAGCACCGGGCCGGGATCGACATCGGCGATGTATCCCAGGAAATTCACGAGGATGCTCGTCTTGAGCATTTGGGCCGCACTCATCAGAACGGCTATCTTGCAGGGATGCGACGGGCTCAGGACGTCCATCGGCTCCCGCTGGTAGGGCCTGGTCTGCCACTGGCCACGTTCGGCCGCGGCGGCGCCGGCCAGGACGACATTCTCGTCCGACCACTGTGAGAGCGTGATTTCACGCGGCGGCAGCATCGCTTCCGCGCCGACCTGGTACATCGAGAATGTTCCTGGGTCAGACATCAGTAACCTGCGTCGGCGATTGCCTTCGAGATCTTGCGCAGCGCCGCGTCGCCTTCCCTCATCAACAACCTGTGGATTACGGCTTCATCCGTGCCCGGCGCGAAAAACGGCATTAGCACCGGCGTCAACCGATCCGCCCACGCCGACACCTGATCGCGGGCGATATTGGAAAAGGACGAAGCATACTCGCCAGCCTTGGTAGCCGGGATCAGTTTGCCAGCGCGTTCCTCATACTCCAACTGCGCCGTCCTTGCCTTGTACGTCTCGGTCACTGCGCGGGCCCGCAGATATGCCGAAACAGGATCGCTCGATACTTCGGGCTGACTCGGCATGCCCGAACCGCCACGCGGTGGGGGAGGCGCACTGCGTGGCACCACCTTCGGGCTGGTCGCCTGGTGCAAGGTCTGGCCCGCGAACGTGTTCCGCGCCCACTCCTGGTCCGCCCGCTCCGGATCGATGGTCCCATCCGGGTTCGGCGTGATCCGCTTGGTCGCGATCGCCTTCCGGACGGCGCTCTCTGCACGCCCCCGCGTCCGTGCGTAGGCTCGAATCGAGACGCCCATTAGGTCGAAACCCCAGGTGCGCACCACTGTGTGTTTAGATTCATTCGCTTACAGGGGTGCGCACCTGCCCTGCGCACCTGAATAATTCGCTGTAACTAGTCACTTTGTGGGACCAATCCACCCGCCGCAAGAAGTGGAAAGCCAGGTCCCTGAATTTGCCCCGCGACGGCGTCTGACGCGACGTGTGGCACCCGTTCGCGCCGTGGCACGCCGTGTTGCGTAGCTGGGCGCCGGTCGTTGAGTTGGCCATCCTTATATATCGGGCGCGCCTGAGCGCCACCTGTCCGGTGCTCATCTGCTGTCATCGCACCCGGGCACGGAAGCCACGGCTGCTGCTAACCGCCGCCATCGAAACTTTCTTCCGAAAAGTCGAACTTCCGCCTTGCCTTCCGGAGCCACCGGAGTGATGAATCGTCATGCGCGGAACAACCGCCGAAAGGATAAACACCATGAAGAACGCAGAAGCCACCAACACCACCGAAACCGCCGCCGTTGCGGAACAGGGCGCGCCCGTCGCGCCGGAGAAGACCCCTTCGAAGAAGGCTGCCAGCCAGAAGAAGGGCGCGCCCAAGAGCGAGAAGAGCGCCAAAAGTGCCAAGGCCGCCGCGCCCAAGAAGACGATCCCGGCCAAGAAGACCACCAAAGCGCCCAAGAAGGCCGCGAAAGCACCGGAAAGCGCCGGGCCCCGCGAAGGCAGCAAAACGGCCCAGGTGCTCGCCATGCTCCAGCGGAAGAACGGCGCCACGCTGGCGGAGATTATGGAAAAGATGGGCTGGCAGCGGCACACCGTTCGCGGGTTCATGGCCGGCGCGATGAAGAAGGCCGGCTACACCGTCGAGTCCTTCAAATCCGACAAGGGCGAGCGCACCTACCGGATCAACCAGTAGCATCGAACGCCTCCCCCCTGGCCCGCCCGGCTCCGGCCCGCGGCGGGCTTTTTTCGTTGGTCCCGATTCCTTGGCCCCAGGGTGAAGTCACGGCAGCATTGGCCGACACGCCAACCTGTCGGCGCCGGAGCGAACGTGGGCCAAACGTGGCGCTACGGTGGCCAATCCCTGGCTCGCTTGCAGGAGCCGTAACTCCGCCGACCAGTCCACCAGCGCCTGGCACAATCCCTGAACGTCTGGATGCCCCGCGCGAAGTTCGCTCTCGACGTCGGCGATCTCCTGGCGGCAGCGGGCGATTCATGCTGCCCCGATCCGGCGGTCCTCGGCGATCTCCTCGAACGTCCGCCCGTCGCCATCGAGCCTGGCTTTCTTGCCGGACAGCGTTTGCCAGCGCTGGATCACTACGTCAACGTATTTGGGATCGAGTTCGATGCCGCAGCAGACGCGCTCAGTGAGTTCGGCGGCGGCCAACGTCGTGCCGCTGCCCAAGAATGGCTCGTACACCAGCTCGCCGCGCTTCAAGTGATTGAGGATCGGGCGCCGAAACAGTTCGACGGGTTTTTGCGTGGGATGATCGAATTTCTCCTCGTCCGAGCCGCCCATAATGAACTTCGGCGACGGCGAGTCCCAGATCGTCGAATTCTCGCCGGCCTTCCCGAACCACGAGGCGTTCTTCTTTCTGACGTACCAGCAGGGCTCATGCTGATACCAGTAGTGCGTGCGCGTGAGAACCGTGCGCCCTTTGTTCCAGATTATTTGCTGCGGGTAAAGGAACCCTATGCGAAGCAGGCCGTTCAGCACTTCGCGCGTGAAGATGGACGCGTGCCAGACATAGGCGATTTGCAGGCTGGGCACCAGTTCGAAGGCTTCCGACCAGTCGGCCCGTGTGTCCCCTGAGATGGTCGTTTCGGTGTGGCCCTCCGTGCGGTGTTTCATGTAGCTCGCCTCGGCAGGTCCACAGCCGTTCAGGCCGGCGCGGTCACGCCACTCGCTGTCCAGCTCGATGCCGTACGGCGGGTCGGTCACCATCAGCTTTGGCTTGCGCTCCCCCAGCAGCCGCGCCACAGCTTCTGCGCTGGTGGCATCGGCACACAGTACGCGATGTTGACTACGACCATCGCCGCAGAGCCACAGGTCGGCCGGGCGGGAAACCGGGTTGTCGGGGACCGGTGGGACAGTGTTGGCCTGATCGTCATCGGCGACCAGCAGGAAGTCGTCGATCTCCTTTTGGTCGAAACCGGTAAGGCTGAGATCGAAGTCCGCCTCAGAGAGTTCCTGCAATTCGAGAGCGAGAAGGTCATCGTCCCACACCGCCCATGTCGCCGACCGATTGACCAATAAACGAAAGGCTTTCACCTGCGCTTCGGTCCACTCGTCGCACAGGATCACCGGGATTGAACTCGTGTCGCCGCCGGGCCACGATCCCAGTTTGCGCGCAGCCTTCAAGCGGAGATGGCCGTCAACAACTTCACCGTCGCTGCGCGCCAACACGGGAATCTTGAATCCGAACTCCCGGATACTGCCGCACATGCGATCGACTGCGGCGTCGTTCTTGCGGGGATTGCGGGCGTAGAAGACGAGCTTATCGATCGACCAAATCTGGATTTGCTGCTCCACTGGCATGTCTTGACCTCATTCGCGGGAATGGCTGGTAGAAAAGTTCTGCGCTGCCTGACGGCCAATTCACGAAGCTCCCGACGGAATGGCCAGCCGCACCATCCCGGTCTTAAGCCCCGTTCCATCGCGATGTACCTGCCACCAGTGCTGCCTTTGCGTGCCATCACGAGTTCACCATGCGGTGCGCGAACGGGATCTTTGCGAAGGTTTTCGCAGCGGGTCGGCCGCCTCCGCCGATCATCAGAGCCCCTGCGTCGCCAAGAACGTGTGTCTGGTGGCACCCTTCCGTCGCCCGATTCCCAGGGCCACGGCGGGCGCGATCATGGGGAGGTTCGCCAGCTCTGCAAGTTGCGCCAGGCCGGTGTTCGCCGCCCGCTCGTACCAATAGCGCGTTTGGTCCAGAGACTTCTGTGCGGAGCTGTGCCGATGGTCTGACTGAATAAACCGGATTAAAACTCCGACCTGCACCCACTCCGCTCGTCCCTGCGCCACAAAACGCTGGGCGCGATTCTTCGACGTGAATGCACACTCGGACACCGGGTTTTCTATTCGGATGTTTTTGTGCATAGTCCTCCTGTGATGCCCAGGTGGGATTGCGGGTATGCCCGCAGGAGCTACAAAAGCGTGGAGGGAACCTTCGGAGGGTGCGCTTGGCGCTGGTCGATTCGAACGGACTCCTGTTATATGAATACTCGCCGTCACCGCGAGATGTGCACTCCCGCCGGCGAATAATTCCGAACGCGGGGCTGGTGGGGAACTGTTCCCCAATTCTGGGGATCTCCACTTGCCCAGATCCCCAGTCCGCAAGTAGTTGCTCCAGCGGAAGTTACGAGGAGAGCGGCGTCCGATTGGGGATCTTGGGGATCTTTTGGGGGCTATCCTTACAGTACGTGTGCGATGCGTGCGCGTCATGTCGCCGGACGTATGTGTTTCAGTTTTGGCTCTTCGCGTAAGAGGGAAAGAGATCCCCAAGATCCCCAACCTACCCACAAGCTATTGTATTGGCAGGGTTTTTGACTTGGGGATCTTGCCAGAATGAGATCCCCACAGATCCCCAAGATCCCCATTACTGCGACTGGTCGTCGGCGAGGCGGTAATAGGTGACTCCTTTGTGCTTCGAGTCTCCTTCGACCTTCACGACCCGCAGGCTTCCGAACAGCCGATCTCGGCACCTCGACAGGGCATTCCCCAATCGAACCTGCTGCGACCGCGGCTGGCCGTTACCCCTGACTTCCAGCATCAGTCCGCGCTGCTCGCAGAATCCGTTGAGCTCACTCACCTGCTTCTCGGCGTCGCGGAACGCGTCCCACCATGCCGCAGTGAACTCCCGCCACTTCTGACCGTCCTGATCGGCCTGATCATAGAGCTGATCCAGATTCGCAAGAAAGCCTTCGATTCCGGCCACCCCGAGTATCCCGCCTACTAGCTCCGACCATCCTTCAAAGGAGCCCAGTCGTTTCTGATCGATGGGCCGGCCGGTGGCTATCCAGCCGAGTACCAGGGTGAGGATCGCGTGGACTAAAGGACCGCGGTTCGCCTTCACCCAGCGGACCAGGTCGGGATGGCGAAACTCAGTGCGCTGCCAGGGTCGATCCAGTCGCGGATCAATCCGGACCCGTATGCAGCGTCGAGTGAGTTCCAGGTCGAGATGAGGATTGTTGGCGGTCATCATCCATAGGCCCTGGTTAGGAAGCGACGCCATCTTCGACTCCCCGAGCAAACGGTCCGTCCATCTAACTGCCGTGAGTACGGACGCGAGCGAGGGGGAATGGAGCTTTTTCCGATCATCGGCGTTGTCCAGAAGCACGATCGGCCGGGCCTTAAGCAACTCGGCGGTGATCATTTTCCGAATCTCGTCATCATCCTCAGGAAGTGTGCGGCTCTCACAACTCGCCCCGGTTGCAACGATTGCGACGACGTTGGCGAGTAGTCCCTTGCCGGAGCCAACGGAGGGCGCCTCGATCAGGTGCAATGGGGTCGGGCCTTCGATCATTCTCCGAACAAACGGCAATAAGATGGCGGCGACCGCATGTGCGCGATCAGAGAGATCTGTGAACGGAAAGTCCACCAGCATCTCGTCACAAAACAAATCGCGGGCAGTTCGAATCTCCTCCGGAGTTGGTGTATTGGATAGTTGACCTAACTGCAAAGTTGAATCAGCATCCACCCAGACCCGATCTTTTGGGTGATAGCCCGGCGTGGCGATCAGCGAGCCGTCGCACCCGAACACTGGCGTGCGGATGACGGCATGCAGTTGCGGCAGAGTGGGATCGATGTAGGCGAGCATGTCGCGCGCTGCCTCCTTCAGCGGGATCACATCGACGCTGGTTTCGTCCGTAACTCGATGCCAATCGGCAACTCGGGCGAGCAAACCGAATACGGCGGCCTCACCCATCTGCTCGATCTCGATTGTCGGATCTCTGTCCGCCAAATATACCAATTGCTCTCCTCGACTAAAGACGTATGGTGTGTTTCGGAAAATGGCGGCTCCCGGTTGATTCGCCCGGTGAACGGCGGCCCAGGAGTCTGCGACTACGTCGCGCAACTGTCGGTTGTTAACTTGAATCCGAGGAAGCGCGGCCGCACTTTCAACTTGATCCTGCGGCGAACGTCCCGACAGGATTCTGGCCTTGCCGTCCGTGGCTTCCTCAACTGGAGTGGCTCGCGCTTGTTTGCGCAGAACCGAAAGGGAAATGCGCTCTTTGCCAAACCGGTTTTGGATCAGACGCAGATGCCTTTCCTGTTCGACGGGACTCAGACGCTTCACTGCAGCGAGGATCGGCCCCAGCACGTGGTCAAGCTCAGACTCTGCCGTGCCAGGGGACAGGCGCGAGATCGACAATTCCATCGGTGTTTGTGCTGACGCGAGGACTGACTCAAAATCCGCAGCCGTTCTGCCCTCGGCGAAGTACTCATTGACGTCGAGCTTGGCCTGCTCCAATAGGGCGGTGGCAAGCTGGGTTTCCTCTTTGCTGCGACCTTCCAATCCGGCCCCTCTAAGGGAATCCGCAGGCCCGTGGAGACCGAAGCCATCCTCCAACTGCCTCCGGGCGTTCTGCTGTTTCTCACCCAAGGGCAACGTGGCCACGCGGGTCGTGATTCCGTTTTCGGTAAGAATCTGAGCCGTGCGCAGCGCTCCCCGAAGGCCGGCGTCCGATAGCTCGTTGTCCTGGCAAAGATAGATCGTCTTTGCGCCGGCAAGCTTCGGCAGAATCCTCTCCCAATCAGCATCCTTGATTTGAACCGTCACAGGAGATACGACCGGGAATCCGTGCTCCATGAGAGAGATGCAATCGGTCACCCCTTCCGTAATGACAACCCGGTCTGGCCGCGCCGCGAGGATGTCTTCGTTATACAGCACGTCGTTCCTGATGCAGGCAGCGACGTGTGCATTTTTCCCACCGTTCCGAACGGCGAGCTTCTTGTACTTCGGGGCCTCCCAGTCGGCGTCTGGTGTCCAGGGAGTCTTACGGCCAATCATGAAAACCACGTGGCCACGGCTCCAGTACGGGAAAACGGTTCTCCGATTGAAGAAGGGGCTGATACCGCTGCCCGAGGGCCGGAATGCGGACGTTCCGGACAGCTCGGCATGCGTGAATGCATTCGGACCCCTGCAAAGTGCATCCAGGACGCCGCACTGCCGATTTCCGGCCGAGTCGGCCCATGAAGCGTTCTGGGCGTAGCCGATCTTTAGCCGGGCGATCATCTCGTCGCCGATCCTGTACTTCTCCCGGAACCAATTGAGGGCATCCGTATCCGCGAGCAGCCTCTGGTGGTAGTAGTCTGCGAGCGATGTTAGCGCCTCAAACACCCGCAGGCTCTTTCGCCGTTCCCGCTCCATTTCCTCGATGGCCTCCGGCGACAGCCCGGCGTGGGATAGAGAAGGCATCCCCACCCTGTCGGCTAGGAAATCGCGCGCCTCCCGGTGTGACTCCGGCATCCGACCAGATTGACCGCGTGTGATGCAGCCCGTGTGGACAAATTCGACCAACTGCAAGACATCTCCACCTGTGCCACAGCCGAAGCAGTACCAACCTTGCTTGTCGAGCATGATATTCAGCGATCGTTTAGACTGGCTCTGGTGATTCGGGCAATCGCAGAGCAGGGTTCGCTCCGAGGCTTGAGTGATCCGCCCATTCAAGAGCTCGCGAGCGATCCCGCCGATATCGACCGACGTGATCCGCCGGTAGTAGTCGCGGACGCCGATGGACGATGGTTGGCTCATTTCACCCGCTCCCGGGGACGCCTCGCGTGCGCGGGCGAAAAGCCAGCCCGAAGAAAAGCTTCCCGAATCTGCCTGGTCATTTGATACACCCGCGAGCGGGACTTGCGAGTTTGCCGGCACACATCCTGGATCGGCATTTGGCCGAGCAGCCCTGTTAGCGACTGCAAGTGGTCTGGAAGGCGTTCGACGACACGACGAACGTCGAGAGCGCGGTCCAGTGCATCCACTGCGCTCCCGCTCGGGCGCCTACCGAGACTGTCTAGCGCGTCGGCATCGCTGGCGTCCTCTCCATTCATCAAGTCCTGAATAGAGACTTCGGAAGCGCGCCGGCGTTTGCGCATGATGAGCACGGTAGCGTGATGTCGTGCCACACCCCGCACGAAGCCCTGCCAGTCGCCGCGTGCCGGATCGAACTTGGGCGAGCGGCGAAGGACGTCCAGAATGAATTCCTGCTTCAGGTCAGCCCAGTCGTCGGTACCGAACCCGGCGGTGGTAACCAACAGCCTGGCCTGGCAGGACGCATGCTGGAGAATGTACGGGTCGACGGTCGCGTTCATATTACGACCTCCGCGACGTGGGCTTGGATGAACACTCGGCGCGGAATACCTGCGCGCACCTCGATCCGCTGGACGTGGCCAGCGTGCATTTGATCGAGCTGGTCGAGCAAGCGGCAAACTTCGTGGGACAAGGCGAAGTCGGCCAGTTCAGATTCGGGCCGACCACCGCTGTCCGCATCGAGCTTGACTTCAAGCAGTAACATGGGCGGCGGGTTGAACACCGGCTCGCGATCGCGTATCTGAAGGTCGAGGATTTGGCCGTAGTCGATCAACTGGCACAACCGCACCAGCGCCTGCCATGGGGCGGAGAGTTCGGATAGCCTGCGTTCCCGCTTGGACGCGGCGGTTGCCGGAGCCTGCTGCTTCACTGCATCACCTCCTGGCAGCGATCTACAGCGCGCGCTGCAATCCACCGACGCAGCTCACCGCGGCGGTAGAAGATCCGGTTTGAGATACGGATGAACGGAGGCCCGCCGCCAAAAACCCGTTTTCGGCGGTACCATGCTAAGGACATAGGCAGCTCCTGTTGCTTGGCCTGTATGTCCGTCAATAGATCGTTATCGCCCTGGGGGGATGGACTTGCCACGTGCGTCATTGATTCGTCTCCACTGCTACCTCTTGCTAATCACAAACTTAATGTGGAGAAAGTGGAGAATAGTGGAGAAAACGAGGAGATTATGCGCGTGCCGCGCGCTTTCCGGTGCGGTCCCATTTCGCGCGGGGAGAACCGATCTTTTTCAACACTCCGTTGAGCGTGTCCTCGCGGTACCGGGTCTTGTCTCCGCGCGCCATTCCGTGCAGAGCCGACTTGCTAACTCCGAGCCGCCGAGCAAGAGCGTCCATCCCGACGAGACCGTTTGCCGTCATGAAAGC